CATTGTCTCAAGCTAAAAGAAGTAAGTATCAAAATATGATAGAGGGTCAAATGGCCGCTAAAGATATATTGACAACTGTACAAAAAAACACAGGATTTGATCCTTTCTTAATGAATCCAGATGAATTGCCTGCTTCAGATGAAGAGCTTTCATTATACATGAATCTTAACTATAAGCCAGCTATAGAGATAGCTGAAGAAGAAGCTATAGATACTATGTTTTCAGAAAACCATTATCAAGATATTCGCAAACGAATAGACTACGATCAAATGGTAGTGGGAGTAGGAATGGCGAAACATGAATTTTTACCTGGAGCTGGAGTTAAAGTTTCTTATGTAGACCCAGCAAACGTGGTATATAGTTATACAGAAGATCCATTCTTTAAAGATTGTTTTTACTGGGGTGAAATTAAAACAGTTTCACTAACAGAGCTCAATAAGATAGATACGACTTTAACAACTGAAGACTTAGAAAAAATATCACAATACAGCCAAAGTTGGTATGATTACTTTAACACGGCACAGCAATATGAAAATGATATTTTTTATCGTGACACTTGTACCCTTATGTATTTTAATTATAAGACCACTAAAAAAATGGTCTATAAGAAAAAAATAAATGATAATGGTTCTTCTCGAATGATAGAAAAGGATGATAGTTTTAATCCTCCAGAGGAAATGCTAGAGGAAGGAAACTTTGAAAAATTAGAAAAGACGATTGATGTATGGTACGATGGAGTAATGGTTATGGGTACTAACATTATTCTAAAATGGGAGCTTGCTAGAAATATGGTAAGACCCAAGTCTTCATCGCAGCATGCAATGCCTAACTATGTAGCAGCAGCTCCGAGAATGTACAAAGGGGTAATAGAGTCTCTTGTAAGACGAATGATTCCATTTGCAGATTTAATTCAAATGACTCACTTAAAATTACAGCAAGTGATTGCGAGAGTTGTTCCAGATGGTGTATATATAGATGCGGACGGTTTAAATGAAGTAGACCTAGGAACAGGCGCAGCTTATAATCCAGAGGATGCACTACGATTATACTTTCAAACAGGTAGTGTAATCGGAAGAAGCTATACTCAAGAAGGAGAATATAACCAAGGTAAAATTCCTATACAACAATTAACTAGCAACTCAGGTGCCTCAAAAACACAAATGCTTATAGCGAACTACAATCATTATTTAGATATGATTCGTTCTGTAACAGGGTTAAATGAAGCTAGAGATGGCTCAACACCTAATTCAGATGCGTTAGTGGGGGTACAAAAATTAGCAGCACTAAGCTCAAATACAGCGACCCGACATATATTAGACGGAAGTCTTTACATATATCGTACGTTAGCAGAAGCGTTAACGTATAGGGTGGCTGATATATTAGAATATTCTGATTTTAAAGAAGACTTTATAAATAAAATTGGAAAATATAATGTAAGTATATTGGAAGAAATATCAGATTTATATATTTATGACTTTGGTGTATTTATAGAGCTTTCACCAGATGAAGAGCAAAAGGCAATGCTTGAACAGAATATACAAATGGCTTTGTCAAAAGGAGATATAAATTTAGAAGATGCTATAGATATACGAGAAATAAAAAATTTGAAGCTTGCCAATCAACTTTTAAAAGTAAAGCGAAAAGCTAAACAAGAACAAGACGAACAGCGAGAAATGCAAAAGCAAGCAATGGTCTCGCAACAACAATTAAAGTCTCAAGAAATGGCTGGTCAAATGGCTATCCAAAAAATAGAGCTAGAAACGCAAGGAAAACTTAAGTACAAGCAAGGTGAAATTCAATTAGAAATTGAGCGCAATAAAGTCGAGGCGCAGCTTAAAAGTCAATTGATGGAACAAGAATTTAATTACAACCTTAGGTTAAGACAAATGGATGGAATGGCTTTATCTGAAAGAGAAACTTCAAGAGAAGATGCAAAAAGTCAAAGAATAAGTCAGCAAAACACAGAGCAATCTAAACTAATAACCCAACGTAAAAACAATCTTCCACCTCAAAATTTTGAGTCTAATGAAGATAGTTTAGATGGCTTTGACTTAGCTGAGTTTGACCCGAGATAATGCAAAAAACGTATATATATTTTATATAACTTTGTAATAAATAAAATCTAATCTAAATCAAATGGAATTTAAAGTAAGAGAATTAACTGATGTAAAAGAAAAATCAGTTCAAGAGGTAGAGCAAGATCTTTTAGATAAGCATGAAGCCCAACAAGAATTAAAGTTTGACGACACAAGTGTAAAAGTGTCTGAAGAAACGCCAAAGGTTGAACAAACAGAGGTTAAGGAACAAGATACAGTAAGTGAGGAAAAACCTGAGCCTACTGAAAAAGAAATAACTTCTCCTGAATTATCAGAAGAAGATGTTCTTTCATTTATTGGAGAAAGATATGGTAAGCAGATTAATTCTATAGAAGAATTAGTTGAAGCAAAACAACAGGCGCCTGAAATGCCTGAAGACATTGCGGCTTACTTTAAATATAAAAAAGAAACAGGAAGAAGCATTGAGGATTTTGTTAAGTTACAAAAGGATTTCTCAGTTGTAAATCCTGAAACTTTGTTAAGAGAGTATTTAACAATTACAGAAGAAGGTTTAGACCCCGAAGACATAGACTCATTGATGGAGGAGTATGTATATGACGAGGACCTAGATGATGAATCAGTAATTAAAAAAACTAAATTATCAAAGAAAAAAGTTATTGCTAAAGCAAAAAGATTTTTTAAGGAACAGCAAGAACAATACAAGTTGCCCCTTGAGTCAAGGGAAAGCTCGTTCGGCGATTCTGAAGAATACCAAGCTTATAAGCAATATGTTAATACAGCTCAAAATCAACAGGAAGAAGCGAGTCGCAAAAGCGAATGGTTTGTCAAAAAAAGTGATGAATTATTCAACAATGAATTTAAAGGTTTTAAGTTTAATTTGGATCAAAGCGATATATACTTTACACCTGGGAGTGCTTCTGAATTAAAGAAAGCTCAAGAGACACCAATGAATTTTGTAAATAAATTTATTGATGATAAAGGACTTTTAAATGATGCAGAAGGATACCACAGATCTTTAGCTATTGCAATGAATCCAGAAAAGTTTGCCTCGTTCTTTTATGAGCAAGGTAAATCTAGTGCCACAGAAGATGTAATGCGTAAAACCAAAAATATAAATATGACGGAGCGCAATACACCTGAGTCGGTTGCTAAATCAGGATTCCAAGTTAAATCAGTCTCATCCCCTTCAAGCAACGGGTTGAGAATTAAAAGTGTAAAAAGAACTTAATATTAATTTAAATTTATTATCATGGCAGGACAAGTTAATTCCACACCAACATTTTCGCTAACGCCGAGTTCAGAGAGAACTCCAACAGCACAAAACTATCTAACCAATGCAGATTTCAATTGGTTAAATCAATACTTACCAGACACTTACGAAAAAGAATTTGAACGTTATGGTAACAGAACAATCTCTTCTTTCCTACGTATGGTAGGTGCTGAGATGCCTACAAACTCTGACCTTATCAAATGGGCAGAACAAGGTAGACTACATACTAAATACACACAAGTAGGAAGTGCGGTATCAGCGGCAGCAAATCAAGTTGTGTTTCAAGTAAATGACGTGCTAGACCCAGCGGCGGCGGCGCAAGTTATCCGCGTTGGACAAACATTAGTTATTGTTAAAAATGACGGATCAGGATCTAACAAAGCAGTTGTTAGTGCAGTAAATAATGCAGGAGGTGCACGTGGACAATTTACAGCAGACTTTTATGAAGCGGCTGGATTTACAGGTGGAACAGCATTAGGTAATGCAGATGTTACTGTATTTATTTACGGATCAGAATTTAGAAAAGGTACAGCTGGAATGGTTGGCTCTCTAGAAGCTAATGACTTTATCTTTGACAACAAGCCTATCATTATAAAAGATACTTACAATGTATCTGGATCAGATATGGCTCAAATTGGATGGATAGAAATTACAACTGAAGACGGAGGTACAGGATACCTATGGTATTTAAAATCTGAGCATGAAACAAGACTACGTTTTGATGACTTCTTAGAAACAGCAATGATTGAAGCTGTACCTGCAGAACAAGGTTCTGGAGCAGATGCTATCTTAGGTGGTACTAACGCAGGTGTTGGTGAAACAGGAGCTGGATCAGATGGTATTTTCTACAGTGTTCAACAAAGAGGTAATATCTGGGACGGTGGAAACCCAACAGTATTAGCTGACTTTGACAATGTAATTAGTCGTTTAGACAAGCAAGGAGCAATTGAAGAAAACGTATTATTCGTTGATCGTCAGTTTGCT